CTGTGCGCAATACCAAAATCGAGCGCGCCCGCCAGTGAGGCCCGGCGCAAGGGGAATGCTTTGTTATTGATTGCACTGTCTGGCGGCACTGTCGCCGAACGCGTGGCGATTGCTGATCGCCTGGTCGAGTCCGGCAAGGGGCAGCTTGTGGCGTTCGCCCAGGCGACACCCAAGTCGGAATATGGGGCGACCCGCGCGCGCATTCTGGCCGACGCGCTGGAAGGCATGGACGATGCCCCGACCGCCCTGGGCGGCGTGGTGGTGGTTCACTGCCTGGCTGAAGAAGAGGCCGAGCTTGTGCGTCGTCGCGGCGGTGCCGTCTGGCACGTCTACGGCACACCGTCGGGGCTGGTCGTGATCCGTCACGGCGACCCAATTGTCACCGATGGCATGGCGGGCTTCCGTCATGTGCGCGAGCCGCTGGAGGCGCTTTCCGAGCTGTTGCTGGCTCGCCTAGCTGCCGGTGGTGCGCCGATGGCCTTGGCGGCGCTGTCGAGCTTGGCCGATGGCTAGGCAGTCAAGCCAGGCGCTGCCGGGTTACGCCTACGGTGACCCGGCCAGGATCGTCGAGGCCCAGGAAATCCGCGCGAAGGGCTGTTCGGTCTGCGCGCGTGCGGTCTTCATCCTGGGCTTGCCCATGTGTTCGAACAATCTGAAGTTTCCGGCCTGTCGTCAGGATCGGAAGAACGGCCACAAGCTGACGCCCGAAGCCGGCGGCTAAGGGGGGATGGATGGCAAGGCGCGGACGCAACGACTTAGACGGTGCCCTTGAGCTATGGGCGCGGTGGTGTTTTCAGGGTGGCGCCCTGGTCAGTGCGGGCCGCTCGATGCTGGCCAAGCTGATCGACAACAAGGGCGAAATTTTCTTCGGTGGCTCGGGCGGTTCCAGCGAGCCGGCGGATAGCCTGGAAGCGAAGATCGAAGCGGCCGTCGTGGCCATGTTCGCCGTTGAACCCATGCGCGCCGACGTGCTGCGTCTGGAGTATGGCGCGGGCTGGTGGCAGGTGGCCGAGCGCCGCCGCATTGAAGGATACGACCCGCGCGGGGTGGGCCAGTTCGAAAACGCCCACGCCCTGGGGATCAGCTTGCGCACCTACCGCCGTCGGCTGGCAGAGGCGCGGGAAACCATCGAGAAGACCCTGGGGGCATGATGAAGATTCACCCGTTGTTTGCTGGATTCGTGGGGCAGGACGCGGCCGCCGTCGGTGCCGCCCTAGGCTTCGACGTGCGACTGGTGACGACCCGCGCGTCGCTGTTGCCGCTCGATGCTGCCGCCCTTGAGTTGATCGAAGCGCGCTTCGCTGACGTGGGTGGCGCTGAAGGCTACAGCCTGGCCGGGAGCTGGCAGGCGCCGGGCGTGCATTGCCTGATGTTCGCCAAGCCGCTGACCCCGATGGCACTGGCCTGGTGGCTGGTCGGCCTGCGCGGGTTCGATCTTGAGGCGCGCGGCCCTGGCCCCGCCGTCACCTGCTGCCCATTCGCTGGGCTTCCCGTTGCTGCCGACTTACTTGCCGGCGCCTTCGATTGCGTCGCCCGGAACTATGCGGTTCGCGCCCCTAGCGAGCTGGCATTGGCGATTGAGCAGCGACAGCCCGTCACGCACTAATCAATAGCAAATTAGCGATTTAGCTAAATAGGCGCGCCCGTGCGTCACGGGTTCGCTTTGCCTGAAGAAAGACCCACGCCGCCCGCCGGCATTGCCTGCGGGCATTTGCCGAGGCCCGCACCATGCGCAAGACCCTGCAAGTCCAGTTGTCGGACGCGGCCATTAAGAAGCATGCCGCCGACTGCGATGTCGCCGAGCTGAAAGACCCACGCCACCCGCTGCGCTTCCGTTACCGTCACGACCGCGCGCGGGGCAGTTGGTTCGTGATCCGTTACGCCAAGGGGGCTAAGTGGAAGAAGGCGGGCAACTGGCCCGACTTGAGCGCTAAGGCCATGATCGACGGCCTGCCTAAAGTACAGGCCCGTTTGCTGGCTGATCCGTTGGCCGCCGCCACCGTCGACGCCTGGGATACCGTCGCCCAGGTGCTGGACTGGTACGCCGAGCGCGTGAAGAGCGACCGGCACCTGTCCGGCGAACGCAAGTCGACCAAGCTGTCGGCCATCCGCCGCCATCTGCTGCCGCGCCTGGGTGCTGTGCGCCTGGTCGACCTGAACAAGTCCGCGCTCGATGCGCTGCTATATGTGCCCCTGCAAGCCGAGTACAGCCTGGCCCACGTCAAGGGCGTGTTCGGCGTGCTGAAGGTGGCTTTTCGTCGTGCCCGCCGCCTCGACCTGATCGCGACCGACCCGCTTGCTGGCGTGACCTTCGGCGACTTCAGTAAGGTCAAGATCAAGCCCAAGGGGGCGCGCCTGCGTCATGTGGCCGTCGCTGAGCTGCTGGCGTCCTGGGCTGATCAATTCCAGCAAGTCGCGCTCGATGTCGCCTTCGCCGTGCTGATGCTCGCCCACGGCACCCGGATAACAGAAACCCGCTTGGCCAAGTGGCAAAACGTCAACTTGATGGCCGGGGAGTGGTTCATTCCTGCGCGCGATACCAAGGGCAAGCGCGACCATGTGTTGCCGCTGACGCCCCAGGCCGTGGCCTTCCTGACCCGCTATCGCGAATGGCAGAAGGCTAGGGGGTATGTCGGCGCCTATCTGTTCCCGTCTTCGACCCGTTCCGGTCAACCGCTGGCCCGTGGCAAAGCCTTCGACATCTTCAAGCGCCTGGGGGTGGGGGAGTGGACAAGTCACGACCTGCGAAAGCTCGCCCGTACCCGCTGGGCCGAAATCGGTATCGACAGCCTGGTCGGCAAGCTGCTGCTGAATCACGCGCTCGGCGACCTCGATTCGACCTATGTGCAAACCCATGGCGAGGCCCTGAAGCGTGACGCCCTGACCCGCTGGCATACCTGGCTCGACGGTCAGGGGTTCGCCGCGCTTCACGACAAGACAGCAGCAAGACGGGCGGGCGAGCCGACCGAGGCCCAGGCCGCCGACTGGCTGGTGTTCCAGCCGAAATAAGAACCTATGTCATAAGAGGATTTAAACGATGCGGATACCACGGAAAAACAGCGACACCCTGATCGTCCTGGGCGGCAAGTCGGGGGCGTTTTGGTTCGGTTTCTATGCCGCCCTGGGCATGATTTGCGCCGCGATGGTCATGGTGGTGCTCGACCGCTGGGCGTGCTTTGTGGTCGAGCAGGTCGCGGCCTGGTGGGGTGCCTGATCGTGACGGGTCACAACGAAGAGAAAGGCGAAGAAATCAGCCCGGAGGCGCTGCGCAAGCGCGAGCAGCGCGCCCGGGACGAAGCGGCCGGGATTGAAGAAGTCGAGGTCAGGCTGGGGCCGGTCGAGCTGGCCATGCTGCGCGAGGGCTGCGAGGTGCGCGGCGGCGTGGGCGGCGCCTACAGCCGAACCGAGTACATCGCGACCCTGATTCGCCGCGATAACGCCCTGTTGCAGCAGCAGCGGGGCGCGCTGGAAGGCCGGGTGTGCGAGAATTGCCGCAAGCCCCTGCCGCGCGGCTGCGGCGGCACCTGGGGGCGGGAAGCGCTGTGCGAGTTCGCCCAGGCTGATCGCGCCTTGAAGCTGTGACGGCGCCCGTTAAAAGCGGGTTGACAGGGTGGCGGTTTTACAGGATGGATGTTTAACAACATCCATCCTGTTGACAGGCTTTGGCAGTTTCCCGTAGGCTTTGCCCCATCGTGGTGTTTTTGCGGACACGGCGACCATCAGCGCACACACCTTTGACCCCCGGCCCTAACAGGTCGGGGGTTTTTTTATGGGGAAACGAAAGTGAACGACACGCCCGAACTGTCCGCCATCGCTGCGAAGGCGACCCCGCCGCTGGCCTACGGCGCCGCGACTCTGGCGGGCCTGACCATCGAACAATGGATCAGCGTTCTAACGGTCGTTTATCTGGTGTTCGCCATCATCACCCTGATTTTCCCGGGCTGGCGTGTGGCCGTTGTTTCGTGGTGGCGCAAATGGCGCGGGTAAAGCTGCCGGCGGCCATCCTGGCGGCCGTGGTGGCCGGCGCCTCGGCCCTCGAAATCATGACCGCCGCAACCCCGGTACTGGAGGGCAACCCGCTGGTTGCCTATCAGGATATGGGCGGCGTCTGGACTATCTGCGGCGGCGTGACCAAGGGCGTCAAGCGCGGCGACGTGGAGACGGTCGAGGGCTGCGCCCGTCGCAATGCCGAGGCCATCGCCATCGGCCTGGCGGACGTTAAGCGCTGTATCGGCGCCGCTGCCGTCGAGCGCTGGCCGCAAACGATGCAGGCCGGGCACGGCCTGTTTTCGTACAACATCGGCGGCCCGAAATACTGCGGCTCGACCCCGGCCAAGGCGGCCAAGGTCGGCGACTTCGCCAGGGCCTGCGCTGGTATCAGCAAGTGGCGCTTTGTCGCCGGCCGCGACTGCGCAACCTCGGGCAGTTTCTGCCCCGGGATCATTCATCGCCGCGCTATCGAGCGCACCTTGTGCGAGTGGGAACTATGACCATAACCCTGAGCTGGTGGGCCTTCCCGGCCGTTCTGGTGCTGGTGGCTGCCGTGATGTTTGCGCGCGGTAGTCGCCGCCCTGGCATGTTCGGCGGCATGGGGCATGCCCTGCTGGGGTGTGCGCTGGTGTTGGTCGCCGGGGCCTTCAGTGTCGGCTATCAGTCTGCGGGGTGGGTATGAACCTTTACGCATTGGGCGCGGCGCTGCTGATCGGCGTGCTGGCCCTGTGGCGCATCGACGCCGCCGAGAACGCCCAGGCTCTGGCCGAACAGGCCGTCACGCATAACGCCGAGCTGTTGGCCAAAGAGCAGGCGCGCACCGCCGAACAGTCGGAAGTGATCGCCGCCCAGCGTGAGCAGATGGGCCGCATGACCGCCGCCGATACTGCGTTCCGCGCCCTGTCGCAGACCATCGCCCGCGACGGCGCAGCCACCCGCCGCACCCTTCAGGAGCTGAAAGAGAATGACCAAGCTGTCGCTGAGTATCTGCGCGGTGCTGTTCCTGCTGTGTACGGGGTGCAGTTCGCCCGCCCCGAAACAACCGACCCAGCCGACTACAACCCAGGTCGAGCCGTGCCCGCTGGTGGCCTGCCGCCTGCCGGGGCGCCCCGCGATCCTGGGCAATGACCAGTGGGAGCCGGCCATTCTGGAGCTGGAAACCGAGCTGAAGACGTGCGCCGCCCAGGTGCTGGCGTGCATGCAGCAGCAGGCCCCGGGCTGGCACCCGCCCATGGTCGCCCCGAAGGGCGTGCCGGGCGCCGGCCAGGGGGTAGGTTCCTCTGGCGGGTAAATCCGGCTCTACGGTCGGCAGGCCCGCGCCGCTCGCGAATTTTTCGGTTTTCGCGAATTCGCGCCTTTCTTCCATGTATTTCGTTCAAAAAGTGAGCAGCCGACGGCGCGCAACCCTTGACATTGCTGGCGGGAGGTCGCCGGAAAAAAGGCGGCAAGGTGGACACTGACCCCCTTTTTGACGGTTTGCCATCCGAGTCGGTCGACCTATGCCGCTGATCCTGAACAAACGCGAGTTCGCGGACGCCCGCGACGTGTCCGAACGGACGGTCACGCGCTGGCTTGCCGAGGGCCTGCCCTATGAGGGGAGCGGCAAGAAGGGCGACCCCATCCGCATCGAAATGGGCAAGGCCATTGCCTGGGAAGTACAGCGCGAGGTCGCCCGCCAGATTGGCACCGGCCGCCCGGTCGACGGTGAGACGACGACCAAGGAACAGGAAGAGCTGATGAAGCTGCGCGCCGACCGCAAGACGCGGGAGGCTGAAGCCGAGTTGCGCGCCCTGGAGTTGGGCGAGAAGCAAAAGCGGCTGATCGACATCGACCTTGTCGAGCAGACCCTGGCCAGCGCCATGACGCAAATGGCGATGATTCTGCGTCCGGTTGGTCGCAAGGTAATCCCCAAGGTTTTCACCGCGCGCAACGAAGCGGCTGGCTTGCAGATTTTCGACGACGAACTGACGCGCGCCATGTCGGTCGCGGCCGACATGCTGGAGGCGTTAGATATTCATGCCGCACCGACTGAGGAAGATTCTTAAGCGGGCGGCAAAGACCTTCAGGCCGCCACCGCTGCGCGCCGCCTGGCTATGGGCGAATCAGAAGCGTGTGCTGCCGCCCGGCAGCCCCGAGCCAGGCGAGTGGAACAGCAACCGGGCGCCCTGGGTGAAGGGGATCACCGAAGCCATCCGCGACCCGTTGTTCAAGATGGTCACCGGCGTGATGGGCGCGCAGATGTCGAAGACCGACGGCGTGCTGTTGAACGCCGTGGGCTGGCGGATGGATGACGACCCCGGCCCCGTGCTGTACATCGGCCCGACCCGCAAGAACGTCGAGTCGGTCAGTACCGACCGTTTTTCGAAGCTGCTGAAGTCGGTGCCGTCGTTGTTCGAGGGGCTGGCCAAGGGCAAGAAAGACAAGATCACCGAAAAGTTTATCAACGGCCAGCGCATCGGCTTCGGCTGGGCTGGCTCGGCGACCGAGCTGGCCTCGCACCCGTCGCGCGACGTGTTCATCGACGAACGCGACCGCATGGGCAACAACGTCGGCGGCGAGGGTGACCCGGTAGCCCTGGCTGAAGCGCGAATCAGCAACTTCATCGACGGAAACGTGACCATCGTTTCGACGCCGACCTATGGCAGCGTAGAGACGGAAACCGACGACGACGGGGTCGAGCGCTGGAAAGTATCGGACGAAGTCAATTCGCCGATTTGGAAACTCTGGCAGGAAGGCACGCGGCACGAATGGGCCTGGCCGTGCCCGGGTTCGAAGTGCGGCCGTTACTTCATCCCGCGCTTTGCGAACCTGTACATACCCGACGGCGCCACGCCCAAGCAGGCGCTTGACGGTGCCCGGCTGCACTGCCCGCACTGCGCGGCGGAAATCGCCGAAGAGTCGAAAGAGTGGATGAATGACCGGGGCGTTTTCGTCGCCCCCGGCCAGCGCCTGGTCGGCTTCACCGCGTCCGGCGTCCAGATCGAGCAGGGCGGCGTTACCGTCACGGTCGCGTTTGGCACCTACCTGGCGCCGCTGGAAGCGGACAGCTCGGCGTCGTTTTGGGTATCGGGCTTGTGTTCGCCCTGGCAGACCTTCGGCCAGCGCGCCCGCAAGTTCGTCGTTGCCATGCAGTCGGGCGAGCCTGGCCGCATGCAGGCGGCGATAAATACCGCCTTCGGCGAGCTGTACATGGTCAAGGGCGAGGCCCCGGCCTGGCAGTCGGTCGCGGCGCTACGCCGGCCCTATGCCTTCGGCGAGGTGCCGCGCGGGGTGCAACTGATCGTCGCCGGCGTCGACGTGCAAGGCGACCGCCTGGTCTATGTGGTGCGCGGCTTCGGTTACAACTTTTCGTCGTGGCTGATCGAGCACGGCGAGATTTGGGGCGACACCGAACAGGAACAGGTATGGCAAGACCTGGGCGAGCTGCTGGAAACGACCTACGAAGGCCGCCCGATTGCTCGCATGCTGGTCGACTCTGGCTATAAGCCGGGCGGCAAGGCCGCGCCGGTACACATGGTTTACCAGTTCTGCCGCCGCTACTACGGCCGGGCGATCCCGACCAAGGGCCGGCAGCAGCAGGATAAGCCGTACAAGTTCGCCGAGGTGGATCAGAAGGGGCACGAACGCCAGCCGCTGAAGCTGATGCACGTCCATACCGACCACTTCAAAAGCTGGGTGCATGCCCGCATCGTGTGGCCGGTCGAGCATGCCGGCGCCTGGTTTATCGCCCAGGACGCCAGCGACGACTATTGCCAGCAGGTGGTCGCCGAGGCTCGGCTTGTGACCCAGGCCGGACGGGTGTTCTGGCACAAGCTGCGCACCGATAACCACTATTTCGACGCCGAGGTCTTGGCGGCGACGGCGGCCCATCTTGAGCAGGTTCACCGCCTGCCGCGCCTGGGGGACGAAATGCTAGACGAGCCGGGCGAAGACACGCCGCAAACAACCGACACGCCAGCGCCGCCAGATGGCGCGCCGGTGAAACAGAAACCCAAGCCCCCACCGGAGCCGGCGCCGCCGGCGCCGAAGCGGAAGAAACGCCGCCGGGGCGCCGTGAGCGAGTGCCAGATATGAGCC